TCCCGGAGCGGGACAGGAATACTACGTTATAGGGTGGCAAAGAATTACGACCGGTTCCGGACATGTGCTCAATACGGACTGGAAGGAGCTACGCTGTTTGACAGGGGCATAGAGGCTATGGCAAAAGTTTTCACGGGCCGCGAAGGCCGTCTTCTAATAAATGGTGTAGACCAAATTAAAGTTACATCGTGGGCTTTAACAGGCTCTGTGGATGTACTGGAAACCACAGGCTTAGGAGAATCACAAAGATCGTATACGCCTAATCTGCAAGAGTTTAGTGGTACTGCCACCTTACTTTATTACAGAGATGAAGCGGGACGCAATGATGCGGCTACAGCACTTCGCAAGGTTTTGAAAACAGAAGGCGTAACAGAGGCAGATGTCGTTACACTAAACTTTCGGTTAGTTAACGGAAACACAAATAGCGACGTGACGTTTAACGCTTATATCACAAGCGTGTCGTACGGAGCCAGTGTCGGCGAAGTTAGCTCAGCGCAAATAACTTTTCAGGCAACCGGCGCGCTAACTGGGGTGACGCTGTAATGGGAATTTATCTTGGCAACATCGGCAACATTGAGTTAACCCGCAAATCACTCGAAGGTTTTAAGGAGTCGGTTGTAAACCCTTCTGATGTCAACGCTAACCGCCATCGTTTCAGTTTTGATTTCAGCGAAGGCTTTTTGATCAGCGGCGACCTTGTTGCGATTAGCACAACCGATGGTACCGACCTCGACTTTGTGTCTCCTAGCGGCTGGAGTGACGGAACTGTCCACGAGAGCGGAAAGTGGTACGTTTTTGTGGATGAGCTTGGTGCCATCCGCCTATACGACAACTTCAACGACAGTCTCGAAGGCAGCACCGCCGGCCTTGTTGAGTTAGCGGATATCAATCGAGATATTCCAATCAAGGTAGAAATTGAAGACTTAGCAGGCAGACTGCTGGCATCAATTAACGATTACGAACTCAACACAAGCCGCGAAACTGTCGATATTACGACACTTTCAGACGAGCATAGGCAGCAGTACAGCAGCCTTATCAGCGGTAGCGGACGGCTTACCGCGCAGTGGGATTACGTCAACGAAGTAAATCAAGAACCAGTGCATTACTTGATGCAGCTAGTCGTGCGCACTGAAGTTGGCTCTGCATTCCACGCTAAATTTTTCATCAAAACCCTAGGCGCCACGGCAAAAGGAGGTTCGTTTGCTGATTCACAGATCAACGATCAAGTGTGGTGGGAATTTGACGCAATCGTTACCAGTAGCGCTACAAGTTTTGCCCCCGGCGACATAGTGGTTTCGACCATTGATTTTGTAGCCACTGGCCCAATTCGTTTACGCGCCAATACGACACCACGCCGTAGGTTGCTTCAAGAGACCGGTGACCCTATTGTGCTTGAACAAGGCGGAGGTTCCCTGCTCTTGGAAGACAGCGATGTCTAAACTAGGTACACCGGAACGAGAGGCTAGCTGTGTCTGACCTGAAGATCAGCGAACTACCGCAGCTTGCTGGCACTAATCTTGCTGCCAACGACCTGCTGGCGGTCGCTGATACCAGCGCCAGCGAGACACGCAGCATCACAATCTCGGCTGGTATCGGCAAAGCCGTCACGCTGATCGCAGACGGCACAATACCGAGCGCGAAAATTCTGTTCGCTGCTGGCTCAGTCCCAGGCAGCGCACTTCAAGGCGAAACCGTCAATACCTCGCAACTGACCAACGATGCAGTAACCGCCGCAAAGCTAGGCAACAATTCTGTTACGCGGCTTGTCAGCGAACTTCCAGGAACTGGAGACTTCACCGGGCAGTTTGCTTTAGACGCCGACGATCTCAAGCTTTACTGCTGGAACGGATCGACTTGGCAAGCAATCAAAGCTGGCGGTTCCGTCAACACGGTAATCGGTGGTAGCGCAGGCGTCGTTAACGTCACTGCTACACAAAGCGGCGACAGCGTTACCCTCAACACCACCCTTGATGACACCAGCGCTGCCAGCCAGTTTTTGGCTGGACCTGCATCCGGCGCTGGCGCTGTCACCTATCGAGTGATTGCTCCAGCCGATCTTCCGACAGCCAGCACCACAGATAAAGGTGCCGTTGTGGTGAACGGCAATGGTCTTGCCATGAGCGGGAACCAGCTCGTCATCAATAACACGGTTACTCAAAACACCAGCGCATACCATCTGACGCAGTACACGTCCAAGGGCTTGGTCACTGCTGGACGATCGATCACCGCAGCAGACCTCCCTGCCGCTGCATCTGGCACGCTGGGCGCCGTCTATCCCGGTAGTGGCCTCACGGTCGATAGTGTCGGCGAACTCGGGCACTCCAACGCTGTAGCTTCCGGATCCGGCGCCAAGGTCACGTTTGACGCACAAGGCCACGTCACTGGAACACTGGCGCTAGTCGCTGCCGATATTCCCGATCTACCAGCGAGCAAACTAACAACCGGAACCTTAAGCGCCACGTTACTGCCAGCCAACGGCATCGAGGGCGGAAAACTAGCAAACAACGCTGTTACCAAGATCGGCGGCGCCAGTTCAACAAACGGTGTCGTCGTATTCCCAACTGCCGATTACAGCGGGCAGTACTTCTACGATTCGCTGAATGGAGATCTTTACCTGTACGACGGCAACGCTTGGCAGCCGATTACCATTACCGCTGGCGAAATTATCTTTGCTGGTACATTCAGCGCCAATCCCACATACAACAGCGGCGCCGGCAAAATCCTCACGCTGACAAGCGCTGGAACAGCACTGGGCTTGACTGTTAATAGTGCTCTGCCTGTCGCCGCATCAGCCAACAGTCGCTATTACTTTGTTGTCAGCGAAGGCGGCACTCCGACTACAGGTAACGCTCCTCTTGTTGCTTTAGCGCCGCCTGACATCGTGCTTTCCGATGGCACGGCATGGACGCATGTCGACGTGTCTTCCACTGTGGCAGCACAAACGGCATCAAACGTCACAACAACTGCAATTTCTGGAGTCACGGGCAGCAATGTACAAGACATGCTGTCGTCGTTAAACACCATCAAAGCAAACAAAGCTGGCGATACCTTTACCGGCAACATAACACTTGATGCCACCAGCATCGTTTACGACACTGGGTCGTTTAACACCACAGTTTCTGCCGCCACAGCAAGCGCCGCGCGTACAATTACGTTCCCCAATCAAAGTGGCAACGTCATTGTCAGCGGCAACACCAGCATTGTCGATGGTGACATAAGCACAAGCGCCGGTATCGCATACAGCAAACTCGCTGCCTTGACCAGTGGCAACATCCTTGTTGGCAACGCCTCGAACGTTGCGACTTCAGTGGCAATATCGGGCGATGTCACTATCAGTAATGCAGGCGTCACCGCTATCAGTAGCGGCGTCATTGTTGATGCCGACGTAAGCCCCAGTGCCGGTATTGCATTTAGCAAGCTGGCATCACTAACCAGCGGAAGCATTCTGGTTGGTAACAGCAGTAATACTGCAACGGCTGTCGCCATGTCCGGTGACATCACAATTACCAACGCTGGCGTTACAGCAATCGGTAGTGGCGTCATCGTTGACGGAGACATCAGCCCCACTGCCGAGATCGCCGTTAGCAAACTCGCCAATGGATCCGCTCGCCAACTTCTTCAAACCGATGCTGCTGGAACTGGCGTTGAATGGGCAACTAACATCAGCATTCCTGGCACGCTTGGAGTCACGGGCGAAACGACGCTTAAGGAAATTAAGGAGACCGTATATACAGCTATTGGTACGATTGGATCTCTCTCGCTAGATCCCGCAAACGGTACCATACAAACAACTGGCTTAACAGGTAATGTTACATTTACCGAGGCGCTTCAATCAGGTCAATCAGTACTTCTTTCCTTAGGAAATGGTAGCTCCTATACAGTGACATGGCCAACAGTTACATGGATTACAGCAAACGGAAATGTTGCGCCAACACTAACTACGTATGACATGCTAGCGTTTTTTAAGATCGGATCTACTCTGTATGCTGCTTACCTCGGGAGCTACGCATAATGTTAAATAAAGCATTTCTCGCT